AACAGACAAGTCGGTACCGATATAAACCCACTCTCCGTCTTGATAGACAAACAAGCTGTTGGGTACAGAGGAGGTATCAAGCCATAATTGCTTCTCAGTAGGGTTAGCAGGTTCTGTTGTCGATATGTCTATATCGTTAAAATCGACTATGGTGTACTGTCCCGTTGCTATTGGCATGGTACCACCTCAGGATACTTCGACTGTAAAAGTCGCCTTTACGTCTACCTCTGCGCTTCCTACTGTCATTGTCTTACCAGTTTTATTTGTGCTGCCATCCTCAAAGTCGATGGGGTCACCATCTGCATCTCTCTTGTACCACTTGTAGGTATACTTAGTGCCCGCCGTGTCGATCTCTGCCCCTGCTCTGAACAGCCTCGCAGTTAACGTCGTACTCCCCTCTCCGTTTTTAAAAACGTTACCTGCGCTTGAATCTACGGTTACCTGTATGGGATCTGACTGGTCTATAAACACAACTGAATCTTCGAAGGTCTGGTTATACGTATTGCTCGCTGGGTCAACATCTTTAATGGAGCATTTGAACTGCATTAAGCCGGGAACGTCATCTGGCGTAACGGTTAAGGTTTTGGCTGTTGCTCCGCTTATAGTTGTCCATGTACCACCTACATACTTATACCATTGATAGCTGATATTCGTTTCATCTGTAACGCCTGTTCCACGCTTGAGTGTACATTCAGCTATTAAGCTCGTGATTTCATCATTTTTAAAAATATTACCGTTTGGTGTCCATGCCACTGCGTTTACTATACCGCCGCCATTAACGACTTTAGATAGTGAGATGCTGGCTTTAAATATCAGGTCTAGTCCCGTCTTGGTGTCGGTGTAGACTACTTCACAAATATAATCCATGGCAGGGTCAAGGATATTATTCTTAATTGTGAGGGTCTTGCCTGACACAGTGTAGTTCTCGGTCGTGCCTGTAATGGCAGCTCCAGTGCCATCAAACCACCTAATTGTTTTTGCCTGTGAGATAATATCTGTTGAGCTCCCCATCTTAAACAGGCTCATTGTCAGCACCATATTCTCCTGCGTAAAGTCAGGTGTATGTGCCCCTGTATCTGGGTTATATAGCTGTGTTTTCGGCCGATTCGCACTAATAAACCCAGTTAAGCTTAATGCGTCATTATAATCGACAATGGTAATTTGCCCGGTTGCTACTGGCATATCGCTCACTCCTCATTAGATCTTACATCACAAAAAAATGTCGCCTTTTGGCGAACATCTTCTGTGGTAATCGTTATTTGTTTTGTACCGCTTGCGTTGCGGTCGTTCCATCTTTGGTCATCTACCGGGTCGTTTGATACTCTCGTCCAACGAAAATAATTTGCATCTATCTCGTCAGTAACATCATCTTCACCTCTATATACCCTTGCTATTAATGTAGTTGCTGTATCTTCCGGCTTAAACACCAGCCCATGCGTGGAAATGATCTGCACTACATAAGGGATGCTGTCCTCTAACTCTGCTACCTTATCATCTATGGTCTGTCCTGTACTTAACCGGATTTTCAAGCTGTTGCCATCGAATAAAAGATTATAATCCTCTATGCTGTTACCTATCAGCAATGTGCCATTGGTTAAGTCGAAGTGAACCTTTCCGCCTTTGAGCAATCCACCTATAAAAAAGTCAGCATTTATCGCTCCGTCCATTGTCATGGCCACATCGTATTCCCGGGCCGGATTGTCCGCACCAGTTACATTGTCTGAATATCCCAATCCGCCCATATTCCAGCGCCAAATTTTTGTCGCCTGTTCTGGATCCTCGTTGTCCATGATCAGGATTTCATTCGTGCCCCCGGGTTCACGTCGGATTAGTACATGGCCACCAATTGCATCATTTATGAGCTGTGTACTTTGATTTGCCGCTTGAGCTATATCCTGTGCTGCTTTGGCTATCGCCTGGATTGACGATACGGTTTTGCTCTGCTGTGCCTGGACGCCGCGGATAAGGCCGCTTTTGCCAACCGCTTTTATGTTATGTGGGCCACGATAACGCCAGGTGGTGTGAGTGACTAAAGAGGTCACATCTCCACCACTTAGCCTGGCAGTATCAGCTAGCGTCACCCAGTCACCTGCCTGTATGGCTGGATCACCGGCAAAGTCAAGACTGTAAGGCACGTATTCGGCTAATGTCACCTGATCTAATAGCTCATTCAGCGCTGCGTTTATCTCTGCTGGCTCTTTATTAATTAAAAGAGGATTTTCTTCCAGAGCCATGGTCATGCCTTCGGCGCCTTGACTGTACTCTGCCTCACCGATTTTCATGGCCACTTTTGTAACTTTCACTTCAAAGTCGGATACATCGGAGGTAAACCGCTCCGGCTTGCTGATTGTTTTGACGCTATTCCCACCGGCAATAGGTATAACTTCCAGCTGTCCCATACGGTTCATACGGGCGAACGTGCCGGTTAATTGACAGACCCACATAAGCAGGTCTCGGCAGGTTTCGATTTTGCTATCGCTCGGAATCGTAAAGGCCGTTAGGCCGTTGCTGAAGTCCTGAAACTCTTCCATACTGGTGGCTAGAGTGATTCCAACCTTGTTACAGCAAGATTCAATTAGAGCATACGGCGTTCCCGTACTAATGACACCCGATAGATCCACGTCAAATAAAATAAGCCCGTCCAGGGCTTTCAGATTTACTGCAGTATGTTTTCGTTCAATTTCGGTTACATAAAAATACCCAAGCGGCACGTATTCCCATACGCCTTCGCTGGTCTCTATGCCGAAATTAAGGATGATTCTGGCACCATCCAAGCTGTACGGATTCTCGGGAGGCGACGTCAACGTCAAGCCCATTTCAGAGGCATAGACGTTGCCGATTTCTATATCTTCCCCGGATACGCATTGCTCAGTAAAATAAAGGCTGCCCTGCAGAATATCTTCATCATCTATTTGAATGACTGAATTATCCTTTAATGTGATAGTTCCTGCTATTCGGACATTTCTTTCGTTCTGCGATATTGCGTTTTTGTATGCTTCGCTGACAGGGTACATCTCTTTCCCTCCCTAGTACTCAATCAATGATGTTGACAGCTCCCACAGGCTTTTATCCGGGTTTTCTTTGTTGAGTATGAGATCAGCATTTCGGTCGCCACAGTACATGGACCTCGTTGGGTTTGTGCTAGTTGTCGGGTCAAAAAACGTCACGCTGAATTTAGCTGGTTTCAATGCATCTGTAATGGTTTTAAGCTGCGTTCTTGTAACACGCCACTTAATTTGTATCTTATACACCCCGGCCCTTACTCTATCCCGTTGCAACATTCCTGTTTCTGTTCGTCTTGTATTTTCGCTGTCGATGTCTTGAAGAGATACGCTATATTCAGCAGGAGCCGGCAAATCCACGCCATTAATCTGTATCATATCGCCTACCTCCCGTTACTCCGGATATTTCTGCGGTCCTGACTGCGATATATATATGCGTCTACCTGTTCGTTGCCAATGTAGACGTACACGTCGCCCCCTACGCCAGCACCAGCACCCTGCGTCCGCTGCAATGCGGACACAAGCCGATCCGCCATAATGTCTGCCCAGCCAGTATTTGTATCAAGCGGGATAACTGCCTCTCGACCTGCTTCACCAAGTCCAGCAAGCATGGGTGCTGTAATCAATCCACCTTTAGCCAACCAGGTAACGCTTAACTTGGGTATGCCGGGCATGCCTAGGAACTTGCCGACATTAGCAAGGGTTCCCGATGTTGTCCAGCTAACGCTAAAACGTGGCAGTTTTATTTTCGGGAGGCTCCACTTGAAGTTAAAGACATCTTTCAACCAGGCAGCTTTATCGCCGATCCATTTCCAAAGCGGCCAGCTTTTAATTTCGTTCCATTTTTTGAGCAGTCCGTCCCAGATGCCCCGGGCCCAGGTTACAAAGGAATCCCATTTTTGTTTTACAGGAGCCAACAACTCCCCGGCCCAGGACTTAAAGGAATCCCATCGAGTTTTAATAGGATCCCAGAAAGCATTCCACTTTTGCTGTATATTTGTTTTGAAATCCTCCCACTTGATTTTCACTAAATCCCAGAGATTACCGGCCCAGGTTTTGAAATTGTTCCACTTTTGCTTAATTGAATCCCAAAAGGCACTCCATTTTCCCTGTACCCAATCTTTAAAGTTGTTCCATTTAGTCTTGATAGCGTCCCACATATCGCCGGCCCAGGTTTTGAAATTGTTCCACTTT